TCGGTATTGCTTTTAGTAACAAGCGTTGGTTGCATTTCTTTATGCTCTTTGTTCCCGTCATGGGTCTCTGGACAAGTTCTATCGGTATTATTGGACTCGCTCTTAATCTTCGTGCTTACGACTTTGTATCTCAAGAGATTCGTGCGGCAGAGGATCCTGAGTTTGAAACGTTCTACACAAAGAACATTCTTCTGAATGAAGGTCTCCGTGCCTGGATGGCACCAGTAGACCAACCTCATGAAAACTTTGTTTTCCCAGAGGAAGTGTTGCCTAGGGGCAACGCTCTGTGATATACTAGGAGGGGAAACCCTCCTTTTTTAATAAATAAATTTTAAAAGATATTATGGAATTTACAGTTTATTCGAAAGATGGATGTCCTTATTGTACAAAAGTACAACAAGTTTTAGAATTAGCACAACTGCAGCACGTTGTTTATAAACTAAACAATGACTTTACTCGTGAAGAATTCTATGCTAAATTTGGACAAGGTTCTACTTTTCCACAAGTCATTGTTGACGAAAAACATTTAGGTGGATGTACGGATACAGTTAAATATCTGAAGGAGCAGAATTTAGTTTAATGAATAGTAATTTTCACGAAGTTTATAATGATGTTGAGAAAGCAATTGATTATGCTTTTAATGGACAGTTTGTTCTAAAATTTTATGATTACTTAAAAGTTCGTGGAACAAAAAGAATCGAAGTTGAACAGTTTATCGAAAGCAATACCGCTCACGAATTAAATGATCTTGTAAGTGAACTTGATGACTACCTTGAGGGTGGCAGTGATGAAATGCATAAACAACTTCGTGAGGGTTATGGACACATTCCAAAACCACAAGCAAGAAAAATTAGAAATTACCTGCACAACATTCTGGAAGATGCAGTAAAATATAGTCATGACCGAAAACCAGGAAGACGCAAAAAACAAACTAAATAAGTCAGAACCCCAAATTAATCGGGGTGTTGAGTTATTACTTAGAAATAGGAGGAAAAGACCAGAACCGCCAAAAACTTTTCAAGTAAAGTTTGGTAAGATGGTAACTCTCTTCCGCAGAGAGTTTGTTTTACACCTGAACTTCTACTTGGATATCAGGAAAAAATAAATTCTCTGGAGAAAAAAATGTTAGCAGTAACTCTCACCATCGGCACTCTCGTTTCAATAATGTTCTTTTTCGTTGGAGGCGTAGTAGGATGGTTAGCAAAAGAACATTTCTATTCCACTAATATTGCATATACGCACCCAGAGATGTTTGATGAAAACGGCAATATTTTGCCAGATGAAATTTTAGCAGTACGATTTGAAAACAATTATGACGACTACTATGACGAAGAAAGCGACGAAGACTGATGAGGCACTTCCTCCAAATCCATTTATTTACGAAATTTTAGAACTTGTAAGTAAGCAAAGAAGTAGAGCAAAAAAAGTAGAGGTATTAAAAGAATACGAAACTGATGCTCTTAAAACTATTTTTATTTGGAACTTTGATGAAACTGTTATTTCCTTAATTCCTGAAGGTGACGTTCCTTATGGCGATGCTGAAGATCAGTCCGTCTATTCTGGAACTCTTTCGGAGAACCTTGCGAAGGAAGCAAGAGGGGGAGAGTCTGCTACAGGCCAAGATTTGGATGGAAGAGGAAAAACTTCTCTTCGCCGCGAATATGCAAATCTCTATCATTTTGTAAAGGGTGGTAATGATAGTCTTGCATCAATTCGTAGAGAAATGATGTTTATTAATCTTTTGAGAGGTCTTCATCCAAAAGAGGCAGAACTTCTGTGTCTTGTAAAGGATAAGAAACTCGAAACTAAATACAAAATAACCCTTGATATTGTAAAAGAATCTTATCCCGACATTCAGTGGGGTGGTCGTTCGTGACCGTTGCAACAAGCATGGAGAAAGATATGGCAGATTACGGAAAAGATGAAAGAACTATTCTGCCATCTAGTTATGGATGTGATATTCTTTTAGAGAATACAACTGTAGAAAATGCAAAAGATTCTTCTTTTCCAAATGATGCATATCTTATCTGGTATAACGTTGATGGAAAAGAAAGTATTGATCTGGTAAGAGGAACAAGAACTCGTATTTTTGATATGTATTATGATAAGTATGGTCCTGGTGTTGTCCAAAAAATTGATTTTGGATATGGAAGAACCAATCCTAAACTGTGGGGATATAAGTCACCAGATAAGAAGAAAAAGAAATGAGTGAAAATTTTAAAGGATTTAATGTTTCTAACGAAGATAAAGAACTTCGTTTAAAAATTAGAAATAGTGAAATTGGTAAAATTATTAAGGACTACAAGAAACTAAAAAAATATCAGAAGTCTTCCTTATATCAAGTTCAAAAACTATCAGGTAAAGAAACTGCTATCGAAAAACTTGTAAATAAATATGGTATTGATTCCGAAGCTATTGAATAGTTGACAACTATAGTAAATAGTAATATGATCTAATCATATATTTTTTTATCATGTACAAACCTTATTCACAAGAATGGCATAGATATAGATATCTAAAAGAAGCCATTGAAAAATACTTAGATGATTATGTTGATAATCAAGTAATTATAAATGATATCTTGAGCGTCATCTGTGATCGATCAGAAACGGCATACAATGAGTTTAGTAAACTCAACGATCTAGAAGCAAAATTGCGTAACTAACATGCTCTCAACCCAATACAGACTCCGTTTGGAGTTTATTTGTAAGTGTATTGTAACTGGTGAAGATGTTAAATTGGAAGATATGATTTGGGCAGAAAAACTTGCTAAGGCAAATACTTCTGCAAGAGAGATGCTTAAAAAAGCAAGACACCGTGCTGCCAACCCAGATATGGTAGAAGGTAGTCTTGATGACTTTATGAATATAATGGGATTAGGTGATCCTGACCCATCAAATCATCGCACTGGATTTGGAAGTGCCGATGAGATTGTAGATTGGTTTAATGAAGATAGACCTGATGACTGGAGGCAACGTGACTGAAACAGTAGTAATTTATTCTAATGGAAGTCAAGAGTGTGAGCGTATAGCAATGCTCCTTAAATCTCTTGGTGGAGAGTTCTTGGAATATAAACTGAATCAACACTTTACTCAAAGGGGATTTGAAGAAGAGTTTGGTCCAAAGGCTGAATACCCACAAATTAACATTGGGTTTAAACATGTTGGTGGTATGAAAGAAACTTTGCAATATTTTAAAGAAAACGAAATCATTTAAATTTTGTATCACATTTTACAAAAGAATTTGCATATATAGTCCAATAGGTCTATAATGACCTCACGTTCATCCCTATGGGACGGAAGTAAGCCGACGCGGAACGGATCGTTCATTCGCTATTCTCAAATAGCGAACGCAAACGCCGACTGAAGGAACGCTCTTTAACCTAAACACTTAAGGAGAAAACCTAATGTCTAAAGTCGTATATCGTGGCATCGAATATGATACTCAGAAGCGTCTGGAGTATCAGCAGCAAATGATGCAACAACCCCAACAATACAACGAAACCTATCGTGGTGTTAAGTATGTAAAGGAAGGGCACAAATGATTGCTACAATTGCTGCAATTACTGGAGCATCAACAGCATTCATCTTTTTAATTTATGCAGAAGTTCTATTACTGAATAAGTAATGGAAAACTACACATATCATAATGATGATATGGACAAGGATAACAGACCTCCCGCATGTTATCAATTAACATATAGGGGTTGTAAATATTGGTCGTGTTATCTCATTCATTTGGATGAGTGGTTTGAAAAACTTTTTAATTTTGAGGGAGATTAGTCTCCCTTTTTTTATAGGTATAAACTAGTAGGCATAAATTTTTGTAAAGAATTTGTTGTAATTTAGCTAGATAGTGATAGAATTAAGAGGTGAGAAAATTGTACCAAAATTCGAACTTCATTATGAATTAAATTATCCTTGGGGGTTATTATGCATAATCTTATTTCACACAATCAATTAGCAGGATGGAACCAAAGTGTTACGAGATTGGGAAAAACTTTAGAAAGGAGCATAGAGGAATCTGATCTCATTAATGATTACTACAACTGCCTGATTGAATGCGATGATGACCAGACAACATGCAAGAGAGAATGTCGGAGGATTTTACAATAGTCTTTTTGGAGGGTTGACTACCCTCCTTTTTTTGTCTATAATACAATCGTTAGAGTTTATAAAAATGGACAGAGAAAAACTCAAATTAATTGTGAGAAACCTTGAGTCTCTGGTTGAGTGTCTAAAGTCAGAGATTTATTCTGATGTTGATGCTTATAAACCAAGTTATGAAGAAATAGCACCTTACGTTTCAGACTACGACGAAGTATTTTACGATGGAGATGATGATGGATACCCCGATTGATTTTGAGTATATGAAACCAGAAGTAAAACTTATTAGTGTTACTCCTGATGCAGAGAAGCATATGGCTTACTGTGCAAGGGTGAGTAATCCTGCTAATCAAGAGAATGAAAAGTTCTCTGGACTGCTCAAGTATTGTATTCAGCATCAACACTGGAGTATCTTCGAACAATCTTCGATGACTGTAGAGATCAATACGACTCGTGGTATCGCAGCTCAAATTCTCCGGCATAGGTCTTTCACATATCAAGAATTTTCACAACGCTATGCAGATAGCACTCTTCTTGGTAAGTCTATTCCCCTTCCTGAACTTCGTCGTCAGGATGATAAGAATCGTCAGAATAGTATTGATGATATTCCCGATTATCTGAAATTAAAGATGACTGAGGAGATTCGTCTTTATTTTGATCGTGGAATGCAACTCTATAATCGTCTCCTAGAGGCAGGAGTGGCAAAAGAGTGTGCAAGGTTTGTACTGCCCTTAGCGACGCCTACAAGACTCTATATGACTGGCTCTGTGCGGTCATGGATCCATTATATTGATCTACGGTCTGCTCATGGAACACAGAAGGAACACATGGAGATTGCTGAACTAGTACGTTGTATCTTTACTTGTCAGTTCCCTGCTGTATCTGAAGCCCTTGGATGGACTCGTGATGGTTGCTCCGAATGCGTAGATGCACCGTCTATTACTATCGAATAAATATCCTTATAGTTTATTGATTTTTATGGCTGTATATCCTGTTATTAATAGAGAAACTGGTGAACAAAAAGAAGTTAAGATGAGCGTTCACGATTGGGACCAATGGAGAAAGGATAATCCAACCTGGGAGCGAGACTATTCGGATCCATCAACATTTCCAAATTTTGGAGAAGTTGGTGAAGTCTATGACAAACTGAAGAAGTCTCATCCTGGATGGAATGATGTACTTCGAAAGGCATCTAAAGTGCCTGGTTCTAACGTCCGCCCCGTCTAATCTTTTCTCAATCCTATGCCTGCAAAAAGAAAGACTTCCACCCCCATAGTTCCATTTGGAATGAGTAACAAGCACATGAAAAGAAAGAAACCAATCAATTTAGATTTAATGAAACCAATTGATCCTCTTACAGAGAATCAACAAGAACTTTTCCGATGCTACAAAAACGATCAGAACATTGTTGCCTATGGCGCAGCAGGTACGGGTAAAACTTTTATTACTCTCTATAATGCACTTAGAGATGTCTTAAATGAAAAGACTCCTTATGAAAAGATTTACATTGTGCGTTCGCTTGTAGCAACAAGAGAGATTGGTTTTCTTCCTGGAGACCATGAGGATAAGTCTTCCCTTTACCAAATTCCATATAAGAATATGGTGAAGTATATGTTTGAGTTACCAACTGAAGCAGACTTCGAAATGCTTTATGGTAATCTTAAAACTCAAGGAACTATTTCTTTCTGGAGTACTTCTTTTATTCGTGGCACAACTCTTGACAATTGTATTATTATTGTTGATGAATTCCAAAACTTGAATTTTCATGAACTTGATAGTATAATCACAAGGGTTGGTGAGAACTCAAAGATCATGTTCTGTGGTGATGCTACTCAGTCTGATTTGATAAAAACAAATGAGAAGAATGGTATTATTGATTTCATGAAAATTCTTCGTGTTATGCCATCGATCGATCTTATCGAATTTGGTGTAGAAGATATTGTACGTTCTGGTCTTTGTAAAGAATACCTTGTTGCTAAAATGGAATTAAATTTATGAGTTTTATTCATCATAATTATCTCGGTGATATTGAATTAGAAAAGAAAGAAACAAATGGCATCCGTCTCTACAATCTTCCTAGTGGAGCATGGGTGCCTTCTATTACATCTGTGACTTCTTTTTATAATCGACAAATTTTTGTTGACTGGCGTAAGCGAGTCGGTATTGAGGAAGCAAATCGTATCACCAAAAAAGCAACAACTCGTGGTACTGACTTTCATGAAGTAGCACAAGACTATCTACTAAACAAAGAACTGGACTGGAACAATTATCTTCCAGCATCAAAGTTTATGTTTCATCATTTAAAACCAGAACTAGATAAGATAAATAATATTCATGCAATCGAAAGAACACTCTATTCAGAATACTTTGGGTTAGCTGGTAGAGTTGATTGTATTGCCGAATATGACGGAGAATTAGCGGTAATAGACTTTAAAACATCTGAAAAAATCAAACCAGAAAAATGGATTGAGAACTATTTTGTTCAAGAGATGTTCTATGCCGCAGCATACTATGAAATGACAGAGATCCCCATCAAAAAACTTATTACTTTGATGGTTACCCCTGGTGGTGAAGTCAAAGTATTTGACAAAAGAAACAAAGGGGATTATATTAAGTTATTAGTTAAGTATATTAAAGAATTTGTATCTCACAATCTTAGGTCAGAGAATGGAGAATGAGTTAGAAAAAGCACTAGAAAATAAGTTCTTTTGTCCATCTCGTTTTGCACAAGAAATCGAAAGTCTAGTTCATGTTAATAGTGATATGAGTTATATTGATGCTATCATTTATTTCTGTGAGCAAAATGGCATAGACTTGGAATCAGTTCCAAAACTTGTATCAAAACCATTAAAGGAAAAAATTAAATACGAAGCAATAGAACTTAACTTTTTAAAGAGAAGTTCTAGAGCAAAACTTCCTCTTTAAATTTATTTTTAGGGCGAAAATTTTTTCGACAAGAAATCTTTATATTATTTTTTGATGATGCCCTTCGACGCTTATAGACAATATCTTTCTCTAAAGAATCACTTTACGAAAGATAAGTATGACTACCACAAATATTGTGGAAAGAGTCGTGCGACTGTACAATCTTTCTACAAAAGAAAAGATAGATTCTGGTTTGAAAAACTAGCAAGAAATAAGACCGATCAAGAAGTAATTGAGTTTTTTGTATCTAACTTTATCACCTGTACTGATCCAGGTAAACTTTGGATAGGAGAGATGATACGAGAAGGTGAAAGTAGATACACTGCATGGAAGAAAAGAAATCAGTCTCTTTCGTATGTTTTTAAAGAAGAGACTGAAAATTTATTTCGCAATCAAAAAGTTGATACTATTTTTGATTGTTCCAAGGGTCACCCGCCAGTTTTAAAAAGTTTCCTGAGCGGGAATATTAGCCCTGAAACTATGGTCATCTATGACAAAATATTCCTGTTCGGGAATGACTTTGATAAAAAACTAAAAGACCCAGTGTGGGAAACCGTCAGTATGAGAATGAAAAAATATTCTTCTTTCCTACATATAGATGTATTTCGTTATAAAAAAATTTTAAAAGAGATTGTTTTAGGAGAAAGATGAGTTTCTTTAATTCAGATGTTGTCCGTGCTGAGATGACAGAAATAAGTGAATTGCAAGAAGACATTTATAAAAATGTCTTTAAATTTTCTACAATGACTAAAGAAGAACAACTCTTTCATGTCTCTATGTTGGAGAAACTCTTAGATAAACAAAAAATTCTTTATACTCGTTTGAGTTTATCTGATGATCCTGAAGCAAAATTAATGAAACAAAACATTATTGACTCTGCTACTTTGATGGGACTCCCAAAGGATGTAGATATGAACATTTTGTTTAACAATATGTCTCAGATGCTCGAAGTCATGAAGCAGCAGATTGACAAAACTGGTTCTAACCAGTAGAATAACGAAGTACACAAAGGCCAAATCCAAACAAATCCGAGGTAATCCGAATGTCATTCGCAAATCTTAAGAAGCAATCTTCTCTTGGTTCACTGACTTCCAAACTGGTAAAGGAAGTTGAGAAGATGAATAATACTAGTGGCGGTGGTGATGACCGTCTCTGGAAACCCGAAATGGACAAGACTGGCAATGGTTTTGCAGTCATCCGTTTCCTGCCCGCACCTGAAGGGGAAGAACTTCCCTGGGCAAAGATCTATTCTCATGCCTTCCAAGGTCCTGGTGGTTGGTACATTGAGAACTCCCTGACTACTGTTGGACAAAAAGATCCAGTATCCGAGTACAATCGTGAACTGTGGAACACTGGTCTTGATTCTGATAAGGACACTGTTCGTAAGCAGAAGCGTAAACTGTCGTACTATGCGAACATTTACGTTGTCCAAGACAAAGCAAATCCTCAGAATGAAGGTAAAGTCTTTCTGTATAAGTTTGGTAAAAAGATCTTTGACAAGATCATGGAAGCAATGCAACCAGAGTTCGAAGATGAAACTCCAATCAATCCTTTTGACTTCTGGCAAGGTGCTAACTTCAAACTCAAACTGAAGAAAGTCCAAGGTTATTGGAATTATGATTCTTCTGAGTTTGACCGCATTTCTCCACTTCTGGACGATGATGATGCTCTCGAAGCACTCTGGAAAAAGCAGTATTCTTTGACTGCTCTGACTGCTTCAGATCAGTTTAAAACTTATGAGCAACTCGAAACACGTCTGAAGATGGTTCTTGGTCAGAAGTCTTCTTCTCGTCCTAGTTATGATGAAGAGACTAATGATGAAGATAATGATCGCGGTTCTTATGCTCCCGACTTTTCTTCCCGTTCACAGAAGTCGGAACTTCCAGAAGAATTGAGTGCTCAACTTAATAATCTTGGATCTTCTAATTCTGATGAGGACGAGGATGATGCTCTCTCTTATTTCCAGCGTCTTGCTGAAGAGTGATCATTCATAAAGTCTAATATTATCAGCACGTTTCATGGTTTCACTCCTATATTGAGTGGAACCTTTTTGGTATCTCATCATTTGTTCCAGACCATCTTTTGCGATGTTGACATAATTTCTCTTGAGTAAAAAGATATTTCTCTTGTTTTCTTCTATCTCAATTTCATATTCATAATTAGTAATTCCTTTTGTGACATTATTGTATACCATATTTCTTTCGAGTTGAACATCAAAATGTTGGATACTAAATGTTGAATCTACTTGCAATCCTGCTGGTAGAATAGTAACATCATTGCTATCTTTAACTTCTAAAGTTTCGTAATGATGAATTCCATTATATAGAGTATTATAATCTCCATATTTGGCTAGCATATAACGATCAAAATCTCTTTGACTGAGAGGCCACTCTGTTTGAATATTGATAATATTATTTGATACTAAGACTAACCAATCTAAACTTGCGTCTTCATAGTAATCATATGCAACATTATCTGGTCTATCATCTCCTATAATTTGATATTTTGTAAAGACTGATAAGTCGTCAAAAATATCGTCTCTTAATTTTCCTTTTTTAAAAAAGTTTTTTACAGTAATATAGTCAGATATTTTAGCACCTGGCAGTCTGCTGACGTATTCGAAGTTTGGGATTTGGTTAAAGTAATTTGACATCTTAGTAACCTACTTTATTTTTTGCTGCGCTATGATCATCTTCAAAAATTGGTTCTAGTTCACTGAATGCTAGACTGATTTCGTAAGATATCATTGCTCCATCTGGGTGTACTGCATATGTTCCTTCTGGGGTGTAGGTTACAGAAACTGATTGCAATGCACACTCTTTTATTACGTTAATGTAAGGATTAATTCCCCCATTGTGTATATATTCTATTGCAAAAGTGTTGGGGGATTTTAAGAATAAATTTCCTGTAGTTCTTTGGACAGCAGATCCCTGCTTAAAGAATTTAATAATATGTGCTATTTCCTCTGTTTCTGGTGCATTTCTTGCTGATAACTTAAATTGGAATTGGAATTGTCTCAATGTTGGACCGGAGAATAACAATTCCAAATTTGGGTTGATTATGGCACCTGTTTGTCTTGTGAAAAGTTGCTGATCAGTTCCAACAGCATTTGCAATCAAAGCATTTCTAAAGAAATCCGATGACATCTTTCTTTGTTGTAAAACTCTATCTACAGCAGCGTTTGCAGCTTGAACTCCTTCTTTTACTCCACCTTCGGCAGTGGCCATTGCTATGTTTGCAAGTTCTGCTTTTACTGCATCTAATCTTTGACCTGCCCAATCAACTGAATTACTATCCGATAATCCGTTTGATGCGGGAAGAGTCACAGATCCCATAGGAGCTGATTTGCCTATTGGGTTATATTTTAATACAGTAAATTTAATTAAACCCTGAGAACCACCTCTTGCTTCTTTTGGAAAAACAGTATTTCCATATTCGGTTCTTGTTTTTGGATTCTCTATGGACTTTATATTATTTTGGTTGTTATCTACTGCTGCTGCTGTTGATGATCCTTCAGAATCTCCAGTATCTGCTGCTCCACCCCCACCACCAGCTGGAGCTGCACCTTTGTCTGCAGTTGTTGGGGTTGGCGTTGTATCTCCAGGTTTTTTTCCAGTATTTGGATTTACAACCCCAGGTAAACCTGCTTTTTCTTGTAAGTATGTTCTTGTATTGTATGGAGAATGTGTATTGATAATATTTGCTCTATCACTATTTGCAGTTTTTTGATATTGAGTACTGAAAACTTTTTGCAATTGTTGTTGATTTAGATTTGTTCCGTTTTTATTATTGTACTTCTTTACAAATGAGTCGTTGACAGTCCAATTATTTCCTACTGCACTTCCAGATGCGATTAGAGTTCTTCCAAAAATCCCTTCGTCACTATATAAATCTGCTGCACCAGTTTCGGTATTCACTATCATTCTAGTTGGAATACCAGATATAGATCTTGTCGATTCTTTAGTGACTGCCATTAGATATGGTGTTTTTTATTTATTTAGACGGAACTTTCCATATTGTAATGATAACAACTCATCAAGTTCGTTATATTTGACGACATGAAGTTTTCCTGCAACTTCTTCCCATGTGTATTGTCTTCCTTCTCTCCAATGAAAGTTGATTGCTTTAAATCCCCATCTCTCTAATGAAGTGCAAGCAATTAATGGGTGCTGATCATATTCAATATCAGGTGTTTTTGGATTGTATATAAAGGTATAAAACTTTCCTGGTTCTGGATATAATACTTCTTCTTTAAAAATATCCATAATCATCAACATGATTTCTTCTGGATCTTTGGTTCCAGACTGATCCACTCTTTTAAGAAGTTCTCTAGTTCTTGCTGTTCCTGTTCCTTTGTATTGACCGAAACCTTCTGCCATTAACTGAATAACTCCTCTTCTGTGATGATTTTAAAGTCTATTCTTCTATCATCACAAAATTCTTTTGCTGCTTTCCACTTTGCTTGATTTACAGCATAAGTTTTGCACTCATACAGATATGATTTTGTCTGTCTTTTTGGTTGCTTTGGTGGTCTCGTTTGCTTCTTTGGTTTCACTTCAACAACATATGTTTTGACCTGACCAGAACTTTCCTTGACCTTTATAATAAAGTCTGGGAAGTAACGATGGACTCTATTATCAACTGGAGAGACATATGGTATATAAAATTCTTCACTACCCCATTCTATTATGTTTTCATTTAGGTCGCACCAACGACAGAAATGACGCTCCCAACTACTTCGACAAATAATATTGTTTGGATTGCCCTTATATTTTTGTGGATATGACGGTTTGTAGATACTTTTATTACTTTCTGCCATACATAATATATAAGGTCAAAAACTATTTATAGATGCCTAGCCCAAAAAGAATTTCTCAAATTAAATCTAGTTTACTGCGACCTGCATTAACTTCTCACTTTGAGGTTGAGATTCCTTTTCCTAGTAGCGTCCAATCTGCTATAGGATCTCAAAAAGAATCTCTTCTTTTATCATGTTCTGAAGCAAGTCTTCCTGGATCTCGCTTAGCGACGGCAGAAATTGATAATAGCCGTACTGGTGTGACGGAGAGACACGCTTATAGAAGAATTTTTGATGATAGCATCGATCTTACTTTCTATGTCGATGCTAGAAATTATTTGCCAATTAGAGCATTTGAGTCATGGATTCGTTATATTATGGATGAGGATGTCAATGAGGCCATGAGTAAAGACTATGCATATAACTCAAGATATCCAGATGATTATATTATGGATCAGGGATTGATCGTTAGAAAATTTGAAAGAGATTATCAGGCTCAACTCACTTATGAATTTGTAAGAAGTTTTCCCGTCAGCATCTCATCGATGCCAGTTTCTTACGACACGTCATCATTATTAAAATGTACTGTCTCAATGAGTTATATTAGATATCTTATAACAGATTCTAAATCATCTGGATCAGAATCTCCACTAAGATCAACACAACCAAATACAGACTATTTTAGTCCGATCGAACAAGCAAAATTTAACTCAAGTAATCTGACTATTCCTGGATTTGAGGGAGAGAATCTTCTTACTACTGGAGGAATCTCTAAAGATGTTGCTAAAACGTCTGGAAATGCTATTGATAGGAGAGTAGAAGCAGGTCTTCCTTATGTTGGAAGAAATATTGGACCTATTGCACCTTTCTCTGGTATCTAATAAATAATCACATCTGAAATATATTTTTAGGACATTATGCCTTTACCAAAAATTGCCACCCCTTTGTATGAACTCGAATTGCCATCAACAGGAGAGACAATTCAGTATAGACCTTTTCTTGTAAAAGAAGAAAAAGTTCTTGTAATTGCTTTAGAGAGTGAAGATACTAAGCAAATTACGACAGCAATTAAAACAGTAATCTCAAATTGCATTAAAACTAAAGGAATCAAAGTAGAAGAACTTCCAACTTTTGATATCGAATATTTGTTCCTTAATATTCGTGGTAAGTCTGTTGGAGAAGAACTTGATGTTAAAGTCACCTGCCCAGATGATGGAGAAACTCAAGTTAATATGATTATTAATTTGGATGAAATTAAAGTTAATAAAAATGATAATCATTCTAAACAAATTAAATTAGATTCTTCTATTATGATGGAGATGAAGTATCCATCTCTTGATCAGTTTATTAAGAACAATTTTGACTTCGAAGATGGAAATGCAATGGAGCAATCCTTTGATTTGATTGCGTCATGTATTGATAAAATTTATACTGAGGAAGAGGTATGGGCAGCTGCCGATTGTACTAAGAAAGAAATTGTAGAATTCTTGGAGCAAATGAATTCTTCTCAGTTTAAAGAGATTGAGAAGTTCTTTGAGACTATGCCAAAACTTTCACATACTATTAAAGTAAAGAATCCAAAAACTAAAAAAGAAAGCGAAGTTGTTCTTGAGGGATTAGCGTCTTTTTTCGCATAGGCATGATCCATATGGATCTTGTTAATTATTATAGACTCAACTTTGCTTTGATTCAGTACCATAAATATTCATTGACTGAAATTGAAAATATGATGCCTTGGGAACGAGACATCTATGTTGGATTATTGCAACAGCATCTTGAAGAAGAGGAATTAAAGCAAAAGCAACGGAATGCCAATCAGTAAATCGGAAAGATTAAGAAAAGCATATGAGTCCAAGCTCGGTAAAAACTTGGTGTCTAAACTTTCCGATGATCAAATAAAACTGATTTCCAAGTATTATAATTCTTTAAGCGATAGCGAACAAAGTAATATCGATAGTGCGATTGTACAAGGAAAAACTAATACCGACTTGCATGAAATGGCAAGAGGTTTTATTGAGGAAGAAGAAGACAGTGAACAAATGCCAGAAGGTCTTGATGATCTTCTGAATTCAATCAGAGCACCAAAAGCTAAGGTTACAAAAATAACATCATCGGCACTTGTTGCTGTTGGTGGCAGTGGAAAAAAAGTTGATGGTAAAAAGTTCTTTGGAGAAAGTAAATATCAAAAATATATTGATGAATTGACTTCTAGTGGAACGATAGATGGTGAACAACTATCTCCTGCAGAGAGAAAAGAGGGATTTAAGAAGAGAGGAGATAAAATTGCATTCGAGGATTTTGTTAAAAAAATTCTTGATAGGAAAGAATCCCAATTTATATCGCAAGAAAAAAAGAAACTTTCTGGTGCTCAAATAAAAAGCCCTCTAGCAATTGCAACACCAAAAGTTGATGATAAAAAAGTTATACAGAAACCTGAACCAGAACAAGTAGTATCACCAGCATCTGAAGAGACTCAAGAAAATCTTGATGACATATTAGATAAGATTGATTCCATTCTTGATACAATAAAAAACGAGGAGAAAGCAAAGAAGAAAAAAGATAAAGAGGATAGTAGAGAAAGAGAAAAGAAGAGAAGAAAGAAGAAAGAAGAAAAATTAGAGTCATCGATCTTTAAAGGACTTGCAAAAGGAGTAGATAAAGTCTTACAACCAGTAAAGTCTATTTTTAAAAAAATATTTGATTTCTTTACCGCAATATTTTTTGCCAGAATAGTTACAAAAATCTTTGACTGGTTAGGAGATAGAGAAAATCAACAGAAGTTAAAAAGTCTTATTAGATTCTTATCTGATTTTTGGCCTGTTATTGCTGGTGCATATTTACTATTCGGAACTAAGTTTGGAAAACTTATTAGGACAATAGGTAAATGGGCAGTTCAGATTGCAAAATTTGCAATACCAAAACTTCTTAGATTTATATCTAAAAATCCAAGAACTGCTATACTTCTAGCTGGTGCTGGATATCTGGGTGCTAGGATATTAACAAATAAAGAGGCTGGTGGTGAAGATGAAGATACTTCTGGAGAAGAAACTTCACAGTCCCAAACAGATCAGGGAGAATCAAAACAATCTGATGGTACGACACCCGAACCAATGGAATTTTCCAAGGGTGGAAGTGTTCCTGGATCTGGTAATAGAGATACTATTCCTGCAATGCTTACTCCTGGTGAGTTTGTCATGAGCAAGGGAGCAGTTGCAAAGTATGGAACAAACACTCTTGCATCAATGAATTCTGTGGGTGGTGGAACAAACATACCCTCTTTCTCTGATGGATTGATGGGATTCCAAGGGGGTGGTAGCGTTCCTGGAGGAGACGAAGCTAAAACAAAAGAACAGAGAGGACCCATGAGTTGGATGGGAAATCTATTTGGTGGAGGATCAAAACCACCAGCGACACCAGCAGCAGCAAAACCCAAAAGTGGTGGATTGACTGATATTCAGAAGAGAGCATTAGCAGTTCTTGCTAAGTATGAATCTGGCGCAGCTGGATATAATGCAGTGAATCAAATCGGAACATCTGGTGGTAGGGGAGTCAAAGGATTCTCTGGTGACATTCGTAAAATGTCACAGCACAAGGGCAGATCATTAACCGATTTTACTATTGGTGAAATCAAAGCACTTCAACGTGAAAATAAGAGTATGAGTGATTCTCAATGGATCAAAGCAGGTAAGTTACATGCCGTTGGAAGATATCAATTCATTGGAAACACTCTTCCAGGTGTTGCAAAGAGAGCAGGTATACCAGACAATGCTAAATTTACTGCAGGTGTACAAGATTTGATGGCACTTCAGTTAATGAAGGAACGTGGTATATCGCCTTGGGTTGGTCCTAGTGATAAGGCAACTAACGCAGAAAGGGCAATTATTGCTCAGGCAAGAAAGCAACCAATTAAATTTGATCCATCAATGCCAACAGGATCATCTGTAGGTGCAGATGTGGATATTGCATCTTCATCTGGATCTGATGCTGATATTAGTAGTGATGGAGGTGTCGAAGAGCAAAAATTAGTTTATGATGCAGCATCTGATTCATATATCATCCAAGGTGGAGAAAGTAGTGGCCAAAAGGTAAAAACTTTTGATTGGGCAGCAATGAGAACAGCATTGGGTGTGAGTAATGAAGCATCTGATGAGAAAACTAAAAGAATTTTTGAGAGTGAATACTCATCTGCACCAAAACTTGAATCCGTACAATCTTTGAATAGTAAAGTAGAATCTGTCTCCAAATCATCTAAACCATCTACATTAATATCTCCAGGACAATCTCAGCAAATGAGTTATGGAGGATCCTCTCCTGGAGGACCTATCAACCCTTCTCAAAGAGTAAGAACTGATATTCCATATTTTGATTCCATGGCAATGATTTCTCCAAGAAAAATAAAAACTTTAGGAATAATGATATAGAATCATGGCAGGACTTTTAAAGGGCGGGTCAAAACTACTTACAGGTTCTTCCAAATCTGCTGGAAAAACAAAAACTGGTGCAGAAATTGCATCAAAGATATTAAAGAAAAAAAATGTAAAAAGTGGGGCAATAGTAAAAACTCAATCAGACAAACCAAAGAATTATTCTGATGGGGGAAGAGGTGGAGCATTAGTAAGGTCAAACTTTGCTATTACACCAAGAGTTGTTTCTGATTATAAGATAGAAAAGATAAAAGTATCTACAGAAACTAAAGATGATCCAATTATAAAAATTAAAGTAAAAGTCATTGAGATTGACAAGTTACTTAAAGGATCTGTTGTTGAAGAAAAGAAAAGAAGAGATCAAGAAAAGAAGCAGAAAGAAAAAGAAAGTCGTACAGAGAAAGAAGAAGAGTTAGAATCAAAAGGTAAAGGAAAGAAAAAATCAGAATCAAAATCTAAACTCAAATTACCTCAGTTAAGTTTTTTTGATGCGATCAAAAAATTTATATTTAATACAATACTTGCATCTTTAGTAGATCCTTTCATGGATCTTTTACCGCAATTAGTTAAGGTCTTTTCTGTCATTGTTGGTGTTGGAGACTTTATTATTGATATCGGAGGTAAATTATTAAACGGATTAATTACACTAGTTGATTGGGGATATAAAGTTTACGATTCTGCTCGTGGATTTATTGGTGACAAACTAGGAGAAACCGCACAAAAGAATTTTGACAGTCTCATGGAGAATGTCAATACAATGCTTAACCTGGCATTGATTGCTGCCATGGGTGCATTGGCTTTTCGTGAGAGAACACCTAAAACCCCAAAGGGAGAAGTTCCTGATGGAAAGAAACCAACAGCAAAACCAAGGAAAGGTCAGATTATTGATCCAGTAACTGGTAAGGTTAGAGCAAAAACAAAGACAGAAAAATTACTTCAGAAGCAAGGTCTTTCCGATGATCAGATAAAAGTATATCAAAAGGCAAGACAAGGTGGTGCTAATGCCCCCCAAGCATTGGCACAAGCAAAGAAATTTAAACCAAAACCAGCACCAGTAAAACCACAAGGATTCTTTGGTAGGTTAGTTCAGGGTACAAAAGATTTAGCAGCTAAAGTTGGAACTGGTCTGAATAAAATTTCTGGTGGAAATCTTGGAAAACTTGGCGATGCTCTAAAAAGTCAGTATAGTAATGCATCTGCTACTGTAAGAAGACAATATGATAAAGTCGTATCAGTTGGTGATAGAATCAAGAGCAAGTTTACTGAGGGAGCAAGTAAGTTAAAAAATGCAGCTGCTAGTGTCGCAGAATCTGCAAAGAGAAAAATAGTTGAGAGTATTATAAAACCATTAGAACCATTCTTTAAACCATTACTGAATAAGGTGAAAAGTATTGGTGATATAATAATGAAACAATTGTCAAAAATTCCAGGATTCGGCAATGTAACAAAAGTTTTACAGAAGAATGGAATCCAAGGACTTGGTGATGCAAAAGGACTCTTAAAGAAGGTTGGTCCAAAAGCAATACCAATTCTTGGTGGTCTTGTTAATTTATTATTTGCATATGATCGTCTTGCTGAAGGTGATATAATTGGTGGATTACTTGAGGCAACTTCTGGTATTCTTGATATATCTGGCGCATTTGGTTTTCTCCCAGGTCCAGGTATTTCCTTAGGACTGGATGCATATCTTTTTGCAAGAGACTTTATTCCACAAATACAGCAAGGAGAAGATAAAGTTATTTCCTCATTGGGTCTTGGTGGAATCCAGACTCAGGTTAGTGATCTTGCTAAAAAACTTCCAAACCTTTCTGAAATTGCAGATGGACTTATGGGTAAAAATGAAAATAAAAAAGCATGGTGGGATCCATTGGGAGTCTTTACTGGAAAGAGTGAAGTGCCATCTAAATCTGATGAACCAGAAAAAAGGACACCACCTGCTAATAGATATTTGCGTTCTGGGGGAGAACCAGAAACAGGAACTCCTGCTGCTGGAGCTAGTAGTAAATCATTGAGAACGGGTCCAAGTAGCAGAATTGGTGGAAGTGCTGAGTATCATGTTGACACCAAATTCCACAAGAGTATTGGTATGGGTGGTATGATATCTGCAATGGATAAATTATCTCAAGCGTATGCTAATCAAGGAAGAGTTATTGAGATGTCTGGTCATATGGTTGCTGGGCAAAAATATAATCACAAGGCAGATACTAATAAGAAAAGATCTTTGATGCAAGGTGCTATTGATTCTCATAGTCATTCGAGATTTATGAGAGCAGAAGGATTCTTACCTTTTGATTATTACATTCCAAAGGCAAATGATCCTAGAGGAAGATTTGGTAAGTCCGCAGAAGGTGCTGATATTCTTGTTCCGAATTTTGGTGGTAAAATTAAAGTTGGTAAATTGTACGGTGGTTATGGTAAGAGTGCAGACATCTATGATTCATCAGGTAAATGGGTAGCAATGACAGGTCATGGTGATATTGCATATAGCTTAGGTGGATTTACTAAAGCATTTTCTCATAAAGCAACCTTAGGTGAAGAAGGTAGAGAGTTTGTTATTGATGCAGATTCTACAAAAGCAATAGAAGGAACTTTCCCTGGATTCTTAAATGCAATTAATAAAGCAGATGGAAAAGCTGCAATTGATGTTCTTAGGACTTATGCTGAATATGAACTGTCTGAGACTATTGCCATTCCTATTCAAGTTCCTGTTTTAATTCCTGTCGGTGGCAATGCAGGAAACTCTCAAGATTCTTCTATTTCTCTTTCTGGATCATCATCTTCATCTGATGATTCTGGAGACATTCTTTACATGCGTTAAATATACATATAAGAAAATTTTAAAATGGCAAGAGTTACCACATCACAAACTGGACCTTTTAGTTATGGGCTGAATGAAGTTACTATTGAGGGAGTTGGTATTCACCCAGGTATAATTACTTTTTGCTATTATGAAAGTCTATTACAGGACTCTATCGTAGTAACTGCAACTTATGCTGATAGTGGTGTTCGTGGTCCTGGCGGAAAAAATGTTTTTGAGGGACTTCCTGTTGTTGGTGGCGAAAAAACAAAAGTATCTTTTAAAGATGCTAATGGTGTGACTATAAATGCAGAATTATTTTTAAAAAATAATCCAACCACTGGAGATAGAACAACAACTGGTATCTATAATTTGATAATGGTTTCGGAAGAAATTAGAGAGAATAATAGAGTAAGAGTTCCTATACGTTTCGATGGTCAACCATCTGATCATGTCAGACAAATTCTGACAGAATATCTGAAGACAACTAAAAATCTTGACATTGAGGATACTTTAATTCCCCGCAATTTTTATGGTGCAAATAAGAAACCAATTTATTTGATAAATTGGTTAGCACAACATTCAGTTCCTAGCGCAACGAGTGATGCTTACGGAAAGACAGCAGGATTTTTCTACTTTGAAACATCTGAGGGAATTAAGTTTAAGTCTATAGATTTTTTGATGGGACAAGAACCAAAATCAAAAATCATCTATAATGAAACCCCCGATAAAAGAGGAGAAAAAATTCCTCCTGGTTATGATACGACAGCACTTTCATATCACAAATCTAATAGAAATGATGTTGTTCTAAAAGAAGAGATCGGAGCATATGCAAATCGTATAGTCAACTTTAATCCTTTTGATTTTCTTTATGAGGTAAATGTATATAATGCACAAGAATTCATGGGTGCATATACTCTTGCTGGCAAAACCATGCCAGTGCAAGAAACTGATTTTACCAGAACAACTTATTATCTTCGTGATATTGGAACTCTTCCATCTGGAACCACTCAACAGCAGATAGAAAAGTCAAAAGAAGAAAATTTTAAAATATCTGAGATTCGTAATCAGGCTATAATGAGATATAATCAACTCTTTATTTCTCAAATTAGTATTACCATTCCATCCGATTATACATTACATGTAGGTGATACAGTTCGTTTTGATGCACCCTCACAGCAGGAAAATTTAAAAAATGATGATGTTGACAAGCAAGTAGGTGGACTATATATTATAGCAGCACTTTGTCATTACGTTACTCCGAAAGAGTGTCTGACAAATCTTACGTTAGTCAGAGATTCTTTTGGAAGAAAATAATCCTTTGCAGATTAACACATATGGAAAGCATCGAAAAGCACATTCAAAAAGATAGAGAGATACTTGATGATCCAACTTTATCTCCGCAAATGCGTCGTCATACAGAGGGAGAATTGGAAGAGTTGAGAGCATACGCAGAGCGTCATCCAGAAGATCATCATGATCCAACTCCTCTGGAGTTGTACTGTGATGCAAATCCAGAAGCATTAGAGTGTCGAGTGTATGACGACTGATGGAAGGAGGAGCATTATTTAACTCTGGGTTCTTAGGTAATAATTTTTATTGGTGGATCGGACAGATCGCTGATGATTCCGAGTGGAGAGATAACATTCTCCCAGGAAAATTTGAGGACAAAAATTCTATTCCTGGATGGGGTAGAAGATATAAAGTTCGTATCATGGGAATCCATGATAGGGAAGAGGAAACTATTGAGTCTCAATATCTTCCTTGGGCAAATGTTATGTATCCTATCACTGCAGGTGGTGGGCAAACTAAATCATCTCAAACTCCAAATCTTCGTCAGGGCAATTTTGTATTTGGATTTTTTCTTGATGGACAGGAACAAGAAGTTCCTGTCATCATGGGAGTTTTGGGAACTAATGCCCAGATAGAATTAAAAAAGACAATTGGTAATAATGAATCTAACTTTGCTCCGACTAGTGGTTTTGCAGAAGGTAGAGTACCAAAAGAGGGAACAAGAAAAGAGGTAGTTCCTGATGAAGGTCTTGTTACTACTGGTGCTACGACTGGAGCAACAATTGAGGACCCAGATAGTATCCACAGATTATCTGCAGGTGATGTAAAATTAGAAACAAGAATAAGAGAAAAAGTTGTAGAATTAAAACCAGATAATACTGTTTCTTCTGCAACAAAAGCAATTCAGACAACTATTGATAATCTGACCGAAAAGTTAAATGGTTACTTGAGTGCGATCTCAAGTTATATTGATGCAGTTTCTTCAGTTATCGATGACATACAAAAAATTATTTCAGATGCTGCTTGCGAAATTGCAAAGTATATGAAAATACTCCTTGATAAGGTTATGGAGTATGTTATGAAGGTTTTAAATGAACAACTTACTAAGATTGTAGCAGCATTACCCTCTCATATGAGAGCAAAGTTTGCCGATATTAAAGAGTTAATTACTGAACTAATATTGTGTTTATATAATAAAATTACAAATGGTCTATGTGCTTTAATCCAAGGAATACTTGATGATATTTTGGATATAAAAAATGCAGAACAAAAGGCACGAGATAATGTTAATGATCCTTTAAACAGTGCGGTTAAAAGAAAACCGAATGTTCCAATGTGTTCTGCTGAAGATATGGTAGGAAAAGTTCTTTATTCTAGTAAAGACCAAATTAACGAAGCAAATAATAATTTGCTTAATAATATAAACAATTTTTTAGAAGATGTTCAGGAAGAACTTGCTGGGATAAGCGGTGTTCTTGGAGATATTTCGTCTTTAATTAATGGAATTACTACCAGTATCACAGCTGCCCTCAACTTTGAGAATCTTAAATTAAATATTTTTGGGTGTGAATTATCACCTAATGTTTCAGTTTCAGATTTTTATACTTTGGCAACTGGTGGACAGGCACAACCAGATTCTGCAGAACCAAGTAATAAATCTGTTGAGAATGCATCTAATAGAGAAAACGAACCTCCATTAGAACCTAAAAAAGATACTCCATTTGCTACTCCAACCTCTTCACAACCGAATGTTAACCTTGCTCAGTAAGATAAATATGATTATGAAATACGAAAATAATAAAGTATAGAAAGGGTATGTCGTTTGATATCTTTGGATCAGCATCAAAAAAAGATATTAGAGTTGGATATGTTGATCCTGAAAGGGGATTCGTATCAGATGTTACTTTGCACGAAGCAAATGTATATGCAAAATTAAATCCTGGAACAACTTTTGTTTTTAAAAATAGAGATATAATAAAATATTTAAATATTAATGAGGTTAATGCATTAACACCAAAAGACTTATTGCCATCAAGTTCTTCTGAAAATTGTGATGGGGTAACTGGACTCGATATCTATGGAGATACTCCTGTTGGATCTTTTGGAGATGGTGGATCGGGAACAAATATTAAACCAGAAGTTTTTCAAGAGAGACCAACAAAAGTTATTTTTAGTGGTGGTGGTGGAGTTGGTGCCGTTGCCAATCCAGTTTTTGGTAATGATGGATCTTTACTTGCTGTTGATTTAATTGATGGTGGATGGGGATACAAATATGCACCCGTTACAACTGTATTGGATCCATATGGAATTGCTGCTGGTGCAGTTGTAAGATCTATTCTTGTTGGGGATCCTAAATATCCAGATTGTACTTTTACTCGCACTTTTGAAGTGTTTGACCAAGAAGATGACTTTGAGGAGTATGATCTTGTATCTTTTGCTCCACCAAAAGTCAGTGCTGGTAGAAGATATAATGCGGAAGGTAAAGATATTGGAGAATGGGATCCAACTTTATATGCAAACTTTGATAACGATCCTGTCAGACTAGAAATACAAAGATATCAAGATTATCTTCAGTTGCTAAAAGGTGGAACTAGTGTTGATGTTAATTCAGCAACAATTTATAATTGGTGGACAGCAAGAAAAAATACACCAATTGCTGTTACTTCTTCGACAAAAAAAACAAGAACTGTACATAGTGTATCTTATTATGGTAATCAAAGTCTCCGAAGCATGGTTGGATTTGATTACTCTCCAGGATCTTCTGATTCTATTGGTCGTGGTGGAGATCAATATTTTGGGTATGGAGTAGATTATCAGAACGCAAAGAATCAAGGTTACACTGATTCTGAAGTTAGATATTATCTAGAAAATGATTTTAAGGGACTTATCGGTCCAAAGATGAAAGAGATCCTTGCCGATCCTAATTGGGGAAGGCTTCCTGATAGTAAAAGTCCGTGGAGTGACTTTATGAATCAGAATGCAATCTCTCCTGTTCCACCATCGAACGTTCCAGGAAGTGATTATGCAAGCATTCCTTTTACAATCGAGTGGGAAGAAGATTTTCCTTATAAAGGAGATTATATTTTTAAGGGTTTATGTGACAACGTAGCGACTCTTTATCTTGATAATCAAAAAGTTGCAGATCTTCAAAAATTTAATGGAACTCCACAACCTATTAAAAGAAATATTGAGTCTGGAGTTCATAGAATTAGAGTCGATCTCATAAATGCTCCGATTAAAGAAAAGATTGTAGTACAAAATAGTACCGAAGGATGCACTTCGAATGAAATTACGTTTAATATAAAAACCGAAGCTGAATATGCAAATAGAATATTGATACCAGAACTTGGTATTGATATTGGTAAACAGTATAAGGCAGCAAATATAAACGAAACAATAACAAAAACTATAGAGTTTGGAAAAGAATATGATGTAACAATCATTAGTAACGCAAAGAATATCGTTAAGAGTATGATTGGTTTTGATTACTCCCAAGGTAATCAAGATAATGCTGGAGTTTATTTTGGATATGAAGTTGACTACCCAAAAGCAAAGTCCGAGGGATTTAGTGACTCCGATATTAGATACTATTTGGAAAACGATTTTCCTGGACTTATTGGTCCAAAGATGCAAAAAGTTCTTTCGGATCCAAAGTGGGGTAAAATTCCTACGAACAATAACAGAAATGTTAGATTAAGAAATAGAGGTGAAAGTATCATCGAGACAGAAGATGCAACGGATGAAGACTGGTCAGATCTTACTATATCTGCAAGTTGTGGAAAATTTATTAAAATATCTGGAAACAAATGCAAATTTGTTGCAACAGAGAGACCAAAACCAAAATATTCCTCAAGTAGTAGTTCTGAAGTAACAAAGGTTATTTTTAACACTGCTGACTACATTGATAAGGCAGATAGAGCACTTTGGAGAATTGATCCTGGTGCTGGTAGAGATGCTGCGTTTATAAATCGATATGGAATTCTTCCTTTTGATCCAAGAAGTAAGCAAGCACAAAATTCTGATTTTGCTGGAACGCATGTTATTCGATGGGAATATATTGAGTTTCCTACTGATGGAAATTATAATATCGAAGTGGGTGTGGACGACGATGTTGTAATCTATATTGGTAATAGAGATGGTGGCGGGGCAAAGGAAATTGGAAATGGATTGCGTGACATCGAACAGGGTGGAGATGAGGTTATCATTAGAAAGCAAGGATTCACATATGTGGGTGGAGGTAATGGGAGAAGAGGTGAAGGTAAAAGCACAGGAAAGAGTACCTATACAAAATTCTTTAAAGCTGGAAAATATAGAATCAGAGCAGAGTTAACTCAAATCAGTGGGAATCCTCTTGGAGGAAGAAATCCAATGGCTCTTGCTATTAATATTAGTTCTACTTTTAATGAAGTAGAAATTGTTTCTAGTAAGTCTTGGAATGAAAATCCAATGGGTGTTGCATTGACAATCGATGCACCTTTCCCACCTATTCCTCAAGAACCAAAACCTATTTCTGAAGGAAGATGTCCAAATAATCCTATCTGGACAACAAGATTCCCAAATTCTAAAGAGAAATGGTATCCAGTTACATTTACTAGAAATCCTTCTGGCGGAGATAGATGGAGCGATTTTATGAATCGATATGCTATTTCTCCAGTTGCACCACTTTCTATTCCTGGGTCAGATAGTGGTGGTATTGTGTATAGAAATGAATGGGATGTTGAGATTCCATATAATGGATATTATGGTTTTAAATCTACGGTAGATAATGCTGGAAGAATATTGATCGATGGAATACCTGTAATGCAGGCAAATTATATTCCAACTTCTCTTGTAAATACAAGAGGTGGGGATGGATTCCAAAGAAGAAGTGGAATTGAGGACATCGAAGGTGGACTAATTTATAACTGGAGAGAAAACAATCCCAAGGTTAAAAAAATATTCCTACAAGAAGGACTTCATAAAATCACAGTCGAAGTTGAAAATGGTATAACAAAAACCTATGAAAATGTAGAAAAAGTAGTTTTTAGTACCAAAGATTGGATTACAAAACCAACACAACAAGCAGAATTTAAAGATGTCACTTTTAAAATTACTTCTGCAGCAGATTATGCAAATACAATTGAGATGGTAGGACAATTTTCTTTTGGCAAACAATACAAAGGTGCTCAACTCAATGAAACAGTGACTCGTAATTTGCAGGTTGGTGTTGAGTATGATGTGGTCATGACTAGTAATGCAAAGAATGTTGTTAAGAGTATGAAAGGTTTTGATTACTCTCAAGGAACTGCTGATGAATCTGGTAGGGGTGGTGATCAATACTTCGGGTATGGAGTTGATTATCCCAATGCAAAAGCACAAGGATTTAGTGATTCTGATATTAGATACTATTTGGAAAACGATTTTCCAGGTCTCATTGGCGAAAAAATGAAACAATTTCTTGCCGATCCAAAGTGGGGTAGAATACCCAAAAATGCTACTAGGAATATTGTATTGAGGAATAGAGGTGAAAGTGTTGTTGAGATGGAAGATGCAACAGACAATGATTTTACTGATATTATTGCTTCGTGTAGCATTGGAAAATTCTATAAACTCGATGGTAATAAATGCAAATTCATTATTCCTGAGGGACCTCCTACTGGTCTCAAATCAGGAACAACCAGAGGTGGCACTGTTTATGATGGACCAACAGAAATTGCAAACTATATTCCAGGCATGATATCTCCCCTTTTGCAGAATGTAAATTCATTTCCTAGTGAGGAAATTCAGGGAAGAAGTTGGTTATTTAGATGGAATAATGTTGATTTTCCTGTGAGTGGTAGATATAAAATTAGAGGGAATGTTGATGATGCAGCAATTGTTAGAGTTGACGGTGAAAAAGTTGCTGAACTTAAAATATATGAAGGACTATTGGGTGCTGGTGAACTTCGTTACTTAGAATTTAATGCTTCAGCGGGAAAGAGAACTGTAGAAATTGAATTGTTTAATATTAGACTCTCTAACACAGGATTCCAACAAAACCCAACAGGAGTGGAAATCGACATCACAACACAAGTTTCCGTTGATTCTGGCATATCAGAACCTTGGTCAACAAATCCTATGGGAATATCTGCAATTTTGATTCCACCACCTTGTCCAAAAGAAGTTATTGGAAAAGGTAGAATTTGTAAAGTAATTGTTGATGATCCTGGAAATGGATTCCCAATCACACCTGGACCAGGATATCCAGCTACTTTGAGGTTAGCTGCCATAGAAGTTATTAATCCAGGAATTAATTACAATTGTGGAGTAGATCAAATTAAAGTCACACCAAGCAATGGTATAGAACTTTCATATGAATGTGATAGTTTTGGTAGAATTGTAAGAGTGAATGTTGATACTCCAGCGATTGGATATACAACGTATCCCGAAATTACTATGCCGTCTCTCACTGGAGTTAATGCTGAATTTAGACCAATATTTGAAGTTATTAGAGATCCTATCGCTATCCTTGATGATCCAGACAAACTGATTCAGGTTACTGATTTGGTTGGTCTCAAACAGACTGGATACTATAGAGGAAGACCTTACTATGGTGCCGTCTTCTATAAGGATAACGTTCGTTATGCTGGTCTTTATGAAACCCCTGGACAACTTGTACAAGTTTATGATACACTACAAGAAAGTATTGATGCTGAGGTAACTACACCTCCATCAGCAATTCAGAGACAGGGTACAGACATCCGTAGTAATGATCCAAGACTCAATATTCCAGGTACTCCAGAAAATCTTATTTAAACATGACAAATCCAGCACCCACCTCTAAGAATAAAGTCAATGACAGACTAAAAAAGAATATAGATGCGAATAATGATGGTATAATTAGTAGTGAAGAGGCAAACTCTTTTGGGAATTCTAATAATCCTACAGATACAGCAAAGGAAAATTATACAGCACTGAGATATGGTAATGACAAAGGATCAATATCCTTTGGACATATTCATAAACCAGGTGATGTAACTGCTGGTGTTATGCTCCAAACCCATGAGGGAGATCATAAATTCTTTATGGATGGTGATGGACAACGAAAGGGTTGGACTTCATCAGTAAGTCCTAATAATTTCCAAGTCACTTGTGGACATAGAAATGAAGAAGCAGAAGATTCTATGTTTCTTCATGCCGCTAATGGTAATATTGTAATTGTTGCAACTAATGGTAAAATTAGAATGCAAGCAACTGATATTGAGTTAATTGCTGTTGGTGAAGGAGGAAGCAAGGGTAATATTAGACTAAAAGCAACAGAAAATATCGAGACAGATTCTAAAAAATTGCTGATGAATGCAAAGAACTTTTATAAGTTGGCATCGTCTGGATCTGCTGAAGTTGTTGCAAACTCTCAAATGAAAATATATTCATCTATTATTCGTGGAGTGAGTGATGCATGTGCATTAAAAGATTCTAAAAACGCACACCAAAAAATTCAAGTAGCAAATAGTTCTGCAGGATAGGAGTTAACAAATGGCATTTAATTTAGACGACGCTGTTATAGGAGGACAATTAAAAGTTGGTGTTGGAATTTGTCCTGCTGCAGGAGAGGGTCCAACAAAAGTTAATGGATCATCAATGATCGAAGGTCCATCTGTTTTTGGATCACCAACTACTTTTCCATTCCCATATGCAACAGTAAATATTGCACCATTAACCAATGAGGATTCACCGACTCCTACTATTCCTGGTTCTCTGTGTTATGGAGTAAATAATCCATATTCGTTAGCAGTAGTTGGTCCATCGGCATTTATGTCTGCTGTTGATACTGCCTCAAACGTAACTGTTGGTGGAAACCTTTTGGCACAGGGACATGTTATATCAAATTGCGGGGGACATATTCTCGCTGCAAAGAAAAACTTTGATATAAAGCATCCAACAAAAGAAGGATGGAGACTGAGACACACTTGTCCAGAAGGTCCATCTAATGATGTTTATTATCGTGGAAGAGTTACTGGTAAAAAAGAAATTATCTTACCAGATTATTGGGAAGGACTAGTTGATTGGACAACAATTACAGTTAATCTAACTCCGGTTGGTGCTCACCAAGATGTGATTGTAAAGAGGATGGATGAGAAAAAAATCTATCTTCAGGCACAGGGAGGAATGCCAATTGATTGTTTCTTCCACATATATGGAACAAGAAAAGATGGAGAAAGACTCATCCCAGAATATGAGGGTGAAAGTCCAGCAGATTATCCAGGAAACAACGATGAATATTCTGTTTCTGGATACCATTATGACGTTCGTTAAGGAG